AATACTAATTACTGGATAAACTAAAAGAGGAGTTCTAGTTGAAGCTGATAATTGATTACTACCAACTGTGTCCCAGTTACTACCGCTTGGTGCGGTAAATCCTGAGTGCCAATCATAACTTTCGTTACCAACTCTTTCTAATTTAGTTCCTTGTCCTTGCACTGCTACTACAAATTGAGAATTTGGGCTAATGCTAAAATCTCCAGATGTAATTACTGCACCATCTACTTTAAAGACTGAGCTACCAGTTTGAATATACATATCAAAACTAGTTAACTGTTCATTATTATCTAAGCTCTGTAAGAGTTCGACAATAGGACTTTCGTCCTTTTCTTTTGTGAAGGGGACTGTGAAACTAAAATCAACTGCGTTGGCAGAAGTTATAGTTGCTCCCTCTAACATTTTTGTTTGGTCGTGCAAAGTCTTTACTGGGTACGATTCTTGCGCAAATGTTTGAGAAAAGTCTAAGGCGGTAGTAGTATATATTCTATACTTGTTACCGCCGTAAACTATATATAGCTTACTCTCCTTGAGGAAACTATGTGACATGTTATCTTAAGCTAATACTGCTTCAGCCTGAGAACCGGTAGATTTATAACCAGTCTGAGTATGTGAAGTTACGCCAAGATATTTAACGGATAATTCATCACCTTCTAGTAATGAAGAACCGTTCGCTGCGAATTCTACGGAAGCAGAGATTAAGTCTCCAACTTCAATTGTAGGCACAGTTAAATGAGCTCTAGGCATTGAGAACTCTACTCCAGCATTAATAACTGGGGCGTTGGTACCATCAGTACCAAAATCATGAGTTCCAAAACTACCTGCTACTTCTGATGATGTTACAGCTGAAGTATTGAAAGCTACACCCATGTATAGTCTCATATCAAACGCGTTTGACACAAGGTCAGTCGCTGCTGCTAAGTCAGATAATAGGTCGTTAGAGCCATTGTTTTTATTGTCAAGGTACATTGTTAAACTTCCGTTAACAACCCTTGCTCCTGTAAATGAACCAATTGGTTTATCAACAACACCGATAGTTTCTGGTGTTACGTAAGTAACGTTATTAGCGATTGTTAAACTTCCGCCAGTAATGTTAATTGCATAATTTTTAGCGTCAAGACCTTGAGAAGTCTTACCACCACCTTGTGATGCTGTGTTCAAGAATAAACTTGAAAGTTTGTTTCTTAGATAATCAGCGTCACTAGGACCTGTAGTATCTACATAATTAAACTCTTCACAGTTATCAGTTCTATCAGCTAATGCAGTTGAGTTTGCATTCAATGTTACAGCACTTAAAATAGCTGCTGCATCTGCACCCTGGTCAGCAGTAGTAAATTCTACAGCTAATGAAGGGTCTTCAGAAACTTCTGACACCTGGTCAATAGTAGTAGCATTACCAGACCATGTAATCTGTGCTATACCATCAATTGAGAAGTCAATTTCTGCTTGGTTAATCTGTGCTTGATTTAACCTGTATGTTGTGTTTTCTAATGCGAAATAGATGCTTAGTTTCATAAGTTCGTGAACATCTGATTCTGTAAAGTTACATAATGAACCTTTTGTAGTAGCATTACTTACAAATACTCCTGAACCTGCTGTATTTTCAGTTGCATTTGGTAGTCCTGTTCCAGATAGTGCTGCCCACATAATGTTTTCAACACAGTCAAATGTTCCATTTGCTCTGTAACTTGCTGCTCCATGCTGGAATGGTCGTACATAAGTACCAAAAGACCATTCTGCAGGTGGTAAAGAGTCATTGAATCTTTTTGAACCCCTGTTTGGTGTAGCACCCGCTTCTGATATGGTTACGTCAGTTGAGTCACTTCCCTGTGAGAAGCTGTATCCATCTAATACACCAAGTCTGAATGTGTTTGCATCAGTTTCATTTCCTTTGAACAAGCCTGTTCCAATTCTTCCGCCATCTGCTGTTGTTCCAGATGTTACTGCTGTAACAGTGAAGACAAAACCTTCACCATCTGAGGTAACACTATGGTCAGCACCAGTTACTACTGCATCAGTAGCTTGAGCTGCGGTTTCAGTTACTATAAACTTTTTACCTTTACAGTTGTTTGGCATAGCCACTTTAGTGACTGCTCCTGAGTTTACAGCTTTTACTATAAACTTAGCGTCTTCACCAGTTTGACTAGTAGTATCACAAGTTATAATATCTCCGACACTATAATTTGTTCCGCCTGCAGTGATTCTTCCGTTTTTAATACCGCCTTTTACGCCATCAGCTGGGTTACACCCATTGACCTGACTCACGAAAACCTTGGTATTTCTGGATAGATTTAAAGCCATTGCTTTCTCCTATTTTATACTTTGAAAGTACTTCGCTAGATGTTTATCAGCGTTTGTAATTTCTTTTTTAATACCTACACTGTAAAGTCATTTCGCCAATTCCTAAGGGTTTTAATACACCTTCATCTGTTGACATTGAACTTACAGTTAAGGAAGTTGTTGTTAATGCTGGCCTGACAGTATCGTCATATACCAACATATCGTTGTCGTCTACCACTCTTTCAATGTCTTCCATTAATAAAGCTAAGACTTCTTGTGGGTCTTCTTGGTTTTCGACATAAACTCTTACGTCTAAATTCAGGAATCTCCATTTAAAGCCGCCTGGTTGATATTCTCTAGTTTCATCTCCAGCTACCACGCATAATTTCGGGAACTCTTGGATTTCATCTAAAAATACCATGCCTCCATGACAGTTTTTAAATATATTTGAATTGAATGGAAACTGTCCATCAATTCCTTTTAATTTTTCTACGAGAGCATCTACTACTTTACTTCTACCTGTTCTATACTCCGCCATTATACTCTCCTAGTAGTTAGTGCTTCGAGCTTAAACATACTTAGTGCTAAGTTTCTTATACTTTTTGAAATTAAAGGTTTAGGGTTATAGCCACTAGGCCATTGTCTTTTACCGTTGTTTTCAAAAGTTTCATAAGGGTTTAATCTATATGTATACTTTACTAGTAATGTTCTTGCTGCGGGGGTAATGCTTTCTATCATTGTTGACCTTGCAAATCTACCTGTTTGGAATCTTAATGCTGGTCTCCCCATGTTTCTTCTGACTTCTTCTGGAAGTCTTTTATTAATTGCTCGTTTGACTGACAATAAACCTGCTGCGGCTATTGCAAAATCTGCGTCTCCTTTACCCTTTTCTGTAGAGGGTCTACCTGGACCTTTAGGTAGTTGTCTAGCTATGTCTGGTGTTATTCCAGCTGCATATACTACTGCTCTTTGTGTTGGCACTTCTGTTGTTCTTGATGCCTTGCTTGTTTTATTTACACTTTTTGGAGCTTTTTTTGTATTTAGTATTATTTTTGGCTTTACCCTTACCATACATTTTTCTTTTAGTAGGAGTATTAACAATCATAGTACCTATCATATCCATAGGAGTATCTGAGCCTGGGCTATTAGCTGTTACTGAAGCAGAAGTAGGTTTAGTGTATTCTTTACTTAATATTTCTTGAATAACCTTTTTTACATTAAGTCCAGCTTGTTTATCTGCTGCTGATTTTTTTCTATTTCCTGTATCTGATTCTAGCTGTAAAAAGACTCTATTTTTTAATCTTAATCCGTCTTTACTAACTTTTAGTACTTCTTCTGACTTTAATCCTAATTTTGATTGAAAAGATTTTAATTGATTATATTGGTCTACACTTTCAAAATCTTTTTCAGTTAGTTCTTGTCCATCTTCATCTGTTAATGCGTTTTGTGCTAATCCAGCTGCAAGTCCTGCTCTTCCTTTTTCGGTTACTGAATATACGTGACCTACGTCAAATATTTGTCTTTTTCTGCCACTTGCAGTTTTACTTCTTCCATGAAATAATTGATTATACTTAGGTAGCTTTATTAAAGCAAGAGTTAATCTTTGATTTACTCTTCTAAATAATGCATAATTATCTCTAGGAGTTTTTCTTCTATTTACACCTTCTTTTATTAAAAAGGTTAATTTAGTTTGAGTAGAAGATTCTATTTCATAATCGTCTTTATTTTTCTTTATTTCGTCTTTCCAATCTCTAATTAGTTCTTTAGTTAGCTCTTTATACTTCTCACTTATATTCTTACTAGGAGCTTTTCCTTTTCTTTTTTGGTAAGATTGACTTAATTGTTGTGAAAAAACTTTTGTATCTATTACTATTTGAGTTTCTGCTCTATTTAGTAATTTTCTTAAGCCTCGCATGACTTTTTTGTCGCCAGTAGCTTCTCCATCTCCAATAGTTAGCTCATAAATTTTATTAAGACGTTCTTGAACGTTTTTTATGGACACTAGCTATAAATTTTATACATATCAAGTATACGCTTAATATGGTCTGGAAATCCTATATTACCACTTAGGCTAGAAGATAGTGGATTTTCTACACTTGCTCCTGATATAGACATTCTTTCTTTTCTTTCATATAGTACTTAATCAAATCAAATACTGCTAATTTTAAGTCGTCAGGAGTAGTTGTATAGCCCGCTCTGTAAATAACTTCTACTGCTTTTCTTCCTTTTGGGAATGACTTAGTACCTGTAGCAGTTGTTCTAACTATGCTATCGGTCTCTGTGTTTATAAGGTATTCATATTTTCCACTACTGTCAGAATTTTCTGTGATTAGGGTAACATATGACTGTCCTTGGTTTTGCCTCTCTTTAACGGAGACTACTGATAATAAAGGTGACTCAGATAGAATTAGTATATCAGTATAGCTATCAAGAATATCGAAATATTCTGTTTTATTAGTACTTGCATAGTCTACAAGTGAACTCCCGCAATAAGTCTTTACGAGTTGGGAAACGCTATCAATAACTACATTAATACGGGCATCATGCTCAAGACTTTTTAGTCCTGCAAAATCCTTGTACTGTTGTAATGTTACTAAATCTGCCATGTTTCTCCTAAAAAAGTCTCGTGGGAGCAAAGCTCCCACAAGATAATAAAGCTATTAACTAGCTTTGTATTGTAAAGCGTGAACTGAAGTCGCGTTCGCAATCATATCGGTAAACCCGAGACGTTGTGAAGCTACTAGAACTCTTCTTTGGTTTGCTACTTCGTAGTCAGACTCGATAGTAACACCTCTTAGTCTAGGCATTACGTAGTTTTTAACATTTACAGCACAAGCAAAGAATTTGCTAGTTGCTGGTGTTTTAAACTCGTCACATACTATGACTTTAGAGCCGAAGACTTCACCGATTTCACCATTAAGCTTGGTTGCCATGTTGCCAACTAAGTTAACATCTTGGAATTCAGCGTCTGATAATAGGTTGAAGTATTCTGTTGAATTAACAATATAAATCACATCTCTAGGATTCATACCGTATTTGCCCATTTTCTTTCTAGCGTTCAATAACATTGAAGCTGTTAAAGACTCAGATGCGAATGCAGTAGCTGATTGAGTCAAGTGAGAACCACCTGAGTTTGCACCAGCAGCGATAGCGATTAAACCATCAAAAGCTGCTTGAGATGTACCATATACGCCATCAGCGTGGTCACCTAATAGGATTGCATTTTCAATACCTCTTGCATGAGACCTAATGATTGACTCTCTAATTAAAGGAAGAATCGGTAGGATTGCATCTTCTTCTGTCTCGTTACCTAAGTAAGATTGAGAAATAAGCTTTTTGGTTGAAAGAGTTCTTTCAGTTAAGTCAACACCTGAATATGTTCCATCATAAGTGTCGCCTCTTTCCTCTAAGTTACCATGAGGTGAAGTTCCAGAAGCTACTTGGTTAGAAGTAAATTCTGCATATCCAGCATCTGGTAAGATAGGAATGATTTGAGTAGCTGATTGCATTTGGATTTCTCTAAATAGCGGAGCTAATACTAATTCTAGTTGAATATCTCTTTCGATATTTGTTGATACTGTTTGCTCAAAATCAGCTGATGAAACGCCAACGCCTGAATGTGCGTTAACCTTCTGCATAGTTTCGTTTGCAAGTTTTGTATCCCAGCCTTTACCAGTAGCAAGACCCATAACCCAAGCGTCATCAATGTCGCTTTGGAAGGCTTTCTGCCAGTTGCTGTCCTGTCTGTCTCCAAAGACTCTTTTTGACTCACGCATTGCGTTAATCTCGTCTTTTTTGTCCAGTAGGTCTTTTTGTAGTTCATTGACTACTGACTCTAAGTCGCCATGTCTTTCTTCAACGCGTTTTTCAACGTCGCTTACAAGCTTTTCAGCTCCTGACATGCCAGCTTTGACAATAGTTTTAACTTTTTCTTGCTCAGCTTCTTTTTCAGCTAGTTCTGCACTTTCTGCAGTAGCTTTTTCTTCGGCTTCGCTTACTTCTTTTGCTTTTGTTTCGGCTTGTTGCATTGCGATTTTAGCAGCAGTTGATTTTGCCACCTCTTCCGCGAACGCTTTTAAGTCTAACTCAGCATTTGGAGTAGTTTTTTCTGTAGACATATGTCTCTCCTGTTGAGTGGTTTTACCCACGGCTTGTGGCGCATCAATTTCACCAGTATTTACTGCTGTCATATCATGAGCCTGTTTACTTTCTTTCGAAAATTCAGCTTTCCATTCATCATATTCTGATTGAGAATCGAATGATTTCGCAATCGAGAACATGGCTGTCTGGTTGCAAGGTACACTTACAACAGACACTTCGAATAGTTCCGCATCCTTTATTTGATATCCGTCGGTTTCCTTCATATAATCAGCGTCCTTGACTCGGAAACCCACGGAAAATGCTCCAAGTACGCCATCTTTGATTAAATCTTTAACTTCCCCTGCAGACTTAGAGATTCTAGCTCCAAGCTCCAGGCCTTTGTCGTTTACTTCTAATGAAGTAGCACGACCTATTGGTCTATTATAGTCATGGTTAAATAAAATGATTGGATTACCTTTAAAGTTTTCCAGTCCACCATTTTTAGTCCATGCGTCATGGTCAATTACATCACCAGCTCTATCTGATGAGTTAGTGCTAGCATATCCTTTGATATTAACACTACCGTCATCATCTTCGCTTAATGTTTTAAAAGTCGATGACCAATGAAAAATTTTCTGTGACATATTACTTACCCTTCTTTACTTCAGCTTTTTTAGGAGCTGGCTTTGCTTTTGGTTTAGGTGCTTCTTTAACTACAGGTGTTACATTTGCGTTAGCGTCTGCTGCCATTTTGGCATTAATCATCTGTGTCATTCTAGCCCAAGAGCCAAATGCTCTTTTAGCAACCATAAAACGCATTGGAGCGTCTGTTGCTGCTTTGTACTGGTCAATGGTATAAATTACTCCTTTTTCGTTAAAGTAATCCATTAACTGTTTAAGAATTGCTGGTTTATTCATTTGTTTCTTCCTCTGTTTCCTCAGGTGGTCTGCCACCTTCTTCGGGGTTAGCTGCGCTACCCGCTATGTTTGCTGGTACTCTCAATTCATCATGTCCATCAATTGATTCCATGTTCATTGCGTCCCTGACTTCGTTAGGTGTCATTATACCTGTATTAACCAATGTTGCGTAATAAGCTGCTTGGTCTCTAAGCTCTGGCTGTAGTGCTGGAACTCCATGTACATCTTCATTTAGTTTAAATCCGAAGTATCTTTCAAATGCATATCCCATTTTTCTAACTATAGGTAGTATTGTTTCTAAGTAGTACAATCTATGATTAGGTCTAATGTTTGCATTATTACCACCATCTAATAAGATTGGAGGTACACCCATTGCTTCTAATATTACTTTCTCATTAGCTGCTATTGACGGTTGGAAGTCTAGTTCTTTAAAGTTTACTTTAGTTAAGCTATCTACTTCTAATCCGCCATCTAATATAAGTGGTCTTCTACCACCATTTTTTGGATTATATCTACTTGCCCATGCTGTTAACATTCTTTCTTTTATTCTATCAGAAAGAGTATTAGGGCTCTTTAGTACTAATCCTGGAACTGCTCCATTCTTGAAGAAGTTATCCTGAAATTTACGCATACTATCTAGTAAATACATAGTTCTGTATGCTGGTTTGAGTCTAGGTACACCCCTATAGATTGATTTGAATGAGTTTTCCTTAATATGTATAATTTCTTTCGGGGTGTAGTCTATAGCTCCATCATATACATACTTGTTAATATAAGTACTGGTATCAGTCTCTATACTAACATTTTGTGCAGGTAAATGATATAAGTGGGCACCATCAAAATATATAAAGATGTTGCCATCAATCAGTAAGTCAATTATAAGATTTCTCTTAAAAGTGTTTACATCTTGAAAAGGGTTTGGCTCTTTATTCAGTAGTAAGTCTACACGACTTCTACGAACATTGGGCACTATTGGAGTCATACCTTGTACTTTATCTCCAACTTCAAACGGTATATCAGCACTATCGTCAACAATCATATT